GTCAAGTGCGGTAATGATGCCGTATGGGGCGGCGGAACCTGAGCCGGTAGCAAACGCTGAGGCTTCAAGCTCGTCTAGGCCGGCCGCAAGCAAAATCGCCATCTCATTAGCGAAACCGACGTAATCGCCGCCGATTTCAATTGAGTAAGGAATAAAGCCGGTTGCCCTGTGTGCCGTAATTGTGGGCTGGGCCACGGTAGGCGCATCGTCGGAAACTTCCGAAGCCTCCGCATCAAACGACCAAGTAACGCCGGCCGACGAAACGCCACGCCATTCATCGTTGGTGATCGTCTTAACGGTTGCAATCTGACGGAACGGATTAAGTGACTGCTGCCCGGTGAGAATCACGGTTGGATCAATAAGAACCGGAACACCAAAACCGCCGGCCGTGTCAGTGAGTGACGCTGCACGGTACTCGTCAAGTGCGTTCATGGCTTTTGACTCGTCGGCGGTAAGAACCGCATTTGGACGGGTCATAACTTTTTGCCATGCCGAACGGTAGGCGTCGGACTCAGTGAGCAACAGGCGCCGTGCTACCTGGTCGCCGCGCAAGTCCATAGAACCGGAACGGATAAGGCGCTCCACTTTGTCGAGCTGCTCCGAAGAAAGGCCCAGGGTGTCTTTCTTCTCCAATGTTGCCAAAGCCATTGAACGGGCTTCGCCGGCGCTCAGTCGAGCAACGTTTGAGTCCACATCGTCGGCAGTTCCGGCACGGTCCATAATTTGGAAAGTTTCGGGAACCTGACGGGCGGAAACCTGACGGGCGGCAACTGTCTCAAGTTCGGCAATGCGGCCCGCAATTTCTGCAAGCTCAGAATCCAAACCATCAACCTTGTTACGGGCAACGATAAACGCTGCATCCTCTGCGGTAGTAAGGGCGGAACGTTCCTCAGAAACTGCAACCGCTGTAGCGGCTTCCATTTCCTCTAGGGCCGTTGCACGCTCTGCGGCCAAAGCGTCATGCTTTGACTTAAGTACGGTCAAAAACTCCATTGTTACTTTCTCCTAGCAATCTCGGTTACAGCGGAAGCCAATAGGCGGCCGGCTTGTTCGGTTGGTTTTCTTGTTGTGGTAGCCGGTTGCCCGTTGGGCGCCCCGTCTTGCCTGGCGGATTCGCTGCGGAAGTGTTCCGGCATTGATTCCAAAAGATGTTGGGCGGCTCTAATTCCGATTCTGTCCGCTAGTCGTACTGCAAAATTTGGATCCGCTAGGGATTCCATGAATTCATCAGTTCGGCTTCGTAGTCCGGCCGTGGCCGCTTCGTATGCCGGGAATGTAACTGGCCCAAATTCAAACAGTTCGACGGCGGTAATTGTTCGTTCTTCTAGCATTGCTGGATTCGCCGCTGTTGGCATCGTAGGCCGTTGCCACATCTCGTCAACGACACTAAAGCGGAACGATGAACCCAACTGGCCGGCCGCTAGCGCCGGCCGTAGTTCGTTGACGTAAGCGGTATCAAATAGTTCTACTTCGTAGAAGGCGCCGCGTTCGTCCTCACTCAACGCAACAGGCACGCCTAGCGGTTTGTTACCTACCGACGGGTCGCGACCGTGATCGTAAAGAACGCGAACGTTTGCGCCACGATCCGAGAATGTTTGAGCGAACGCCCCTGGGGCGATGCGTTCCATGAAATTTCCCTCAAATGCAGAATCAATGCGTGTCCATTCGTTAAACACGGCAAAGTGTCCAAACAAGGTCATTCCGTTAGGCGTGTCCTGAATCTTTGCGGACTCTGGCATTTGCAAAGCTCGAAGCAGATTGTCCCGAGGGTAAGCGGAACGCGCCGATGACATTTCTTCGGCCGGCGCCGGTTCGTCCTCTACGTCGGCTTCCTCTGCGTACAGGTTCGCTACCTGCGCTTCCGCTTCGGCTTCCGTTGTGTGGCAACCCTCTAGGGCGCCGTCGGCGGCGTGGACGCCGTAAGGGCGCTCCAACGGGCACGCTTCGTCGTTTTTGATAACTTCCCAAGGCATCAAACGCCCCCTTCGATTAATGGCAAATCTGCGCCAACTAGCGGCGGTTCATCCTCTAGCGCTCTAACTTCGTTGATTGTGCGCCAACCGTTGCGTAGCGCTATTTCGTGCGATTGGTAGCGGGTTGTTGTATCGGCCCGAAGCAAAGCGTCCCGATTAAATTTCACGCTTTGTGGCCGTGGCAGTAGGGCGCCTAACGCCTTTTCGATTCGCACTAGGTAACGGTCCAGTGAGTGTTTCAGATAGTGCAAATCTGATTGCGAAACGTTTTGGTAAGTAATGCTTTCGCCGCTCATTGCCGCGTAAATCATTGCTGGGGGAACCAACCAACGTCGAGCAATTTGAACGGCAACCATTCGCTGAGCTTCGACAAGTTGCGCAGATTCCGGCGAACTTTGGATTGTTTCGTATTTCCAACCGTTACCGAACACGGCCGGTTCCCGACTTCCGTGAACCGATTTCATAAACGCCGCTTTAACCTTTGCGGCGTCCTCTGGATCAATTGTTTGGTCCGTGTAAACGATGGCGGAAGGGTGAGCGCCGTCGGAATAGAAACGGCCGGCGTAACTTTGAATGGCGAGGCTTGAATCTATTTCGGTTGCGCCGTAGTGAATTGGCCCAACTGCAAACCAACTACCGGCCGGAACCATTTTGCCGGGCGCGTGCCAAAGTTTGCCGTACGGGTAACGCTGTACCGTTTCGCCGTTTACGTCCACGGTAGGAACGCCATCAACAAGCCGGCGGTTTTGTACGGCGTCGGCGTTAAGTAGCTCAATCATTGTTGGAACGCCGCGGCTATCGGTTTGGGTAATAAGTCCCCAGGCGTTTCCGTCGGTAGCCATGCTCCAAGCGCATTGATAAAGCCAAACGTCCAACGGAACTAGGGCGGACGGATTAGCAATCAATGATGGCGTTGGCGTAACTGGCCGGCGTTCATTCCCTACTGATTGCACTACGTCAACTGGGAGACTTCCAACCGAAGAAGCGATTAGGTCTACGCAAGCGTAAACCGCCGCATCGTGTAACGCTCGATCAGTCGAAACAAGGCGGCCAGTGTCGGAAAGTGCGTAGGTCCCTGGGGAAGCAAACTGAGACAGGTTCCACGAAGCCGAACGCGTTTCGGTTGTTTCTGTTTGCTGTTTCCCAAACCTAAAAATTGGCATTCATTAGTTCCGTTCTAATAGCCAACCTGCAACAAGCAGGACAACGCCTAACACTGAACAACCAACAACAGCATTCACCAAAAACGCGGCAATTACTAACGCACTAGCGCCAACAAGTTTCAACGCGTCGCTAACTTCCATTTGTGCTCCCCTAGTAGACAACAAGGCTTTTCGGTTTATCTTCATCCTCTGCGGCCGCTTCAATTACCTGAGCGCCCCACAAAGCCAACGAAACGGCAACCAACGGCGAAATGTCATGCGCCGTACTAGAACGCGCCCACGCCCAAGAATCCCCAAGTTTACGCGTTCGAGCTGCACCTACCGCCGCGTCCAAAACCGCTTGCTTACGATGCGAAACCTTTTCGGCCTGCACGGCGTCATAAAACCGAACGCAAGCATTAGAGAAATCCCGCGAACCAGTTAAAACAACGCGAACGCCGGCGGCTTGTAAATCAGGAATCAAACTGGCGCAAGGGCCGGCGCCATCAATAACAACCGCCCGAGGTTCCCAACGTTCCCAACGTTCAACCATCCATTCGACGGCATTAGCCAACTTTGTTTGTTCCGCAATTTCTACAGTCTCACCATCCGACACGGCGATAACTACCGAACCGCGATCCGGCGGCAAATCCATAGCAAAAACTAAATCGTCCGGTAGGCAGGCGGCGTTATCAAAACCGCAACGCGCCCATTCGTCGGTAGCAATTTTTGACTGTTGAACGCCAGTCAACCAAACGCCCAAACGTTCAACCGCAAAAACGCGTTCCGGTAGCGACTGGCGTTCGCTTTCCACAAATTCCGGTTTGATCCTGATACCCAAAGCCGGATTAGCTCGCGCCCACGCTTCGCCGTCCGCCGGATCAACAGTTGATTCGTTGGACCATTCCATCCACGAAAGCCGGCCCGGATTATCGCTCAACGCTCGAAGCCTTAGCCGGCGCACTTGTTCGCTTCCCTCATCAAGAACAGGCGGCGAACTAGTCGTATACCAAACCTGAGGGTTAGGTCGCGCCGACAACGTAGGAAACAAAGCGGCAATAGCGGTAGACGGCAATAAATAAACTTCGTCCATTAGAACGCAATCGCCAGAGAAACCGCGAGCACTTCCCGAGCTTCGAGCAACGAAGCGGATCCGAGCGCCTGACTTAAGTTCAATGCCTTCTTCGCCGTGAGCTGTACGAACACGCGCAACCATTCGGTCCAAGTCCGGCGTGTTTTGCACCAACGCCAACAAGCGCCTAAAGCCTTCCTGAGCGGTTTTGAATTCGTGTGCAGAATGCAAAATGAGTTGTTCCCCAAACAGGAACAAGCCGGCTAGTTCTCGAGCTTCAAGAATTGCGCCTTTTCCATTCTGGCGCGGAACAATCAACCCAACTTCAAGGGCCGCCCAGGTCCCGTCGGCGCGTTCCCCTAACGCCTGGTCTAAAACGTGTTCTTGCCACGGGTCCAACAACAAACCGGCCGAACGCGCAAGTTCTACCGCTTCAACGCCGGCGCTACTAACCGCCGGCGGGCTGTTCTCCATTGTTGGCAGTTGACTTCCTTTGATTTCGTCTAGCTGCGATTTCATCTAGGGCGGTCCCTTCGTTTTTTGGTGCTAGTGAGTCCAGTTCCAACAGGACGGCCCGAAGCTCTCGCACAATGCCGGGAAGTTCTCGAACTTCGGCAATTGCTAGAGCATGTAGCAATGTTTCCCGTGCGTTTGTCAGGTCCTGCAATCGAGTAGGCAACTGCTGCACTACTTGTGCCGGCGCTTTGCTTGTAGTTGCACGTTTGCGGACAGTCTTTGGCGCCGTAGTAGCGGCCGGTTTCGTTGTCCTTTTGGCGGCCGCTTTTTTGGTTGCACGCGCCGGCGCTTTGCGTGGCGTAGGTCCCTCAACCATCAAACGCCTCTGTTTGGGGAGAGAAACGGGAGGGGTAGGAGGGTGGGGGTCTCCCAGCAAAGGTCCATAAAAAACCGGCGGCCGTCGGCGGCCGTGTTTGCAAAGTTTAAAAGCATTGTTCGCATTTTTTTTATTTGTTACCACGGTCGAGACTTGTTTAACGGTACGGCGTTCACGCTTGCGCCTTTGCGGCTGTTGCAAACCTTGTGGGCTGGGGACAGGTTGTTTCGGTCATGGGCTAGTTCGGGATGTTTGCTGAGCGGTAGTCGATGGTCCACGGTGTCGGCGCCTGGTAGTCCGCATAGCCAACATGTATCGGATTCGTTGAGTATCTCTAGGCGTAGTCGGCGCCACGGTCGGCCTTTGCGGCCGTGAGTTGTTGCCATGCTTTGAGGCTAGTCATGTTGTCCGTTTGTAGTGGGCAAGGTTGGCGGATGGTTCCCCGAGGATGACGGATGCGAGGACGGATGCCGGCGCTTGGAACTGTTCGAGTAGCTGCGGTAGTTCGTGGTCTATTCGTTTGAGTGTGGCGGCTTTGATTGCTGCGGGTTTGCGACTCATGCCAATGATGGTTGCGACTTGTTGTCTTACTGCTGAGTAGTTATCCCCAGTTTGTGGATTCGGTAGTTCCCTACTGTAAATAGTGAGCAATGGGTAAGGGTTAGGGTTAGGGCATGTTTCCGCATCAGTTATTTTGATGCGTTCGCTATGCGTTTCGGATGCGTTCGCATCGGTGCTGTTTCGCTTAGACCATCTAGAATTAGCGGCTTTGCGGCCGGCTTCGCTCCTAGTTTGTTGCGATTTATTCCAGTCTTTCCAGTCGTGGACTTCGTAGTTTTCTCCCACTTTTTCTAATAGTTTTGCGTCAATTAATCGTTGAATTAAACGCTTCGGTTGCTTCCTGTCGGTAAGCCTGGGGATTTGTTCTACGGGTATTACTCCGCCCGTGTCGTAGCGCTTTGCGTACAGCAATATGCAAACGAACAACCAGGCGGCGTCGCCGCCGGCCTTTACTACTTTCGGATGGTCAGCGAACTGGTCATCAAGGTATAGCCAACTCATGTCATGTCCCTTTGTTGTGGTGCTAGTGGTGCGGGTAATGCTTGTTACTTCATTGTTGCTATGGCTTCCCATAGCGTCAGGTCTGCATGATCGGCGGTTAGGGCTGTTCGTTCGTCTTGCTTGTAGTCACGGTGAGCAATGATGGCGCCTTCGAGTCTGGCAATTCTGTCGCCTATCAAATCAACAATGGTCAACATGAGCTGTTGGGTGTCGTCTAGTTCGGTCATTGCTGCTCCCTGTTGTTGAGCGCCGCCCATAGCCCAAGGTTTGATATTGCTTCGGCCGCTCGATCCTTACGAATAGCGGCCCGGCTTGATTGGCGTTTATGGGTTTGGATTGCTTCGTGCAGTAGCTCAATTTGTTCTAGCAATGCGCGTTGTTTTATTAACAGGTCCGCTATTGCTTTGGCTTGTTCTCTGAGGTCGGCGGCGTCTGAGTCGTAGCCCAGTTCGGCTAACAGGTTGGCTTGTTGCCGGAAGCTGTAAACCAAATCATGCGGCGTCATGGCGGCCGCCTTTACTGTTGGCATTCTCTTTCGGTTCCATCATCCCTCCGGTATCTGTAAAGCATTGCTGGGCCGTTAGTGGTGCGTCGGTCCAATGTTCCTTTTTCGTAGAGTCTGACTAGCCGGCGTTGAGCGTTTCTAACGTCTATGCCGATTGCGTCTGCTATTTGTCGGCTAGTGAAGTAGTCGCCGTGTAGAGCTAGGAATTGCTCAACTGGGTCTTTGCGCCGCGGCCTGTCTCTAACGATGCCGCCCCACACTCCGTGTTCCTCTTGTGTGCTCCATTCGGCGCATTGCGGTTTAACGCTGCATGTTCGGCAGAGGGTTAACGCCGCCGTGTAGTCAACAAGTTTTCCGCGATGCGAACCTGGAAACATAATGTTGGTTTGATTGCGGCAAGCGCCGTCCCGTTGCCATGCGGGGCTAAGTGTGTAGTAGAGGTCTAGGACCGCTTCGCTGTTATTGGCTACCTGATCGGTTGTTACTTCTATTGCGGCGTAGTCGTCGTTCAAAGCCTGGCCCGTTCGTACGTTGCCCATTGTTCAGGCGTTAGCACTACACGCCAACCGGCGCGTGGCAACTTTACCCAAGTGCAAACGTACGGAACGGCGGCGCGTTCGCGTTGTTGTTCAGCTTCTAACGGTTTCGTTCTTACTGCTGCAAGTGTGTCCGCCCACGCGGCTACCTGAATAACTGTGTCCGGTACTCCGAATAGGTCCCCTACGTCATGTTGGGAACCTGGATTAGTTAGCCGGCGGACAGGATGGCCGGTTAGTTCGTGGATCAATGCGGCCGCTTCGCGTTCGGCGTTCATGCCTTTATCTCTGGCGCCTTTACCGGATACGGCCATAGTTAGTCCTCTGATCGGTTGCGCGGCGTTACTTGTCCGGCGTTGCGTCGTTGCCGGTAGTCACGTTGGCGTTCGGCGTTCCATGCTTTGTGCGCTTCCTGTTGCGCCGTTGTCGGTTGTTGCGTTGCTTTGAACATTTAGCCGAACAACTCATATGCGTGTCGTTGCGCGTCCTAAAGTTGTTACCGCATTCGCTGCAAGCTCGAACAACGGAAACAAACTGGGTTTCCCGGCGTTGCCTTGCGGTTTGTCCTCCCCAAATGCCGTCGCGTTGTTTCGTAGCGTTTGCGTATTGGCGGCAGGCGTCCATTACTAGACATTCTCCGCATATCGCTATGGCGTTGTTTACGCCGGCCGTGTCGCCGCGTTCCGGTAGGAATATGTCCGGGTTCATCCCGCGACACGCGGCGTAGTTCTGCCAATTCATGCCGTCCATCCGGCTTCCCTTTCTCGTCGTCGTAGTTCGGTTTCTGCGTACAAAGCTCGACGTTCCCAATTAACGGCGGCTGTAACTAGGCGTTCCGCATCGCACAAAGGAAGCGTTACGAACTGGGTTCCTAATTCCTTGTGAGCTTTAATCCATTCGGTTTGATATTTAAGACATGTCATAGGG